CAATCTCGTCATCGACAAGTATAATAAAAGATACACCTTTAAATTTACGTTTGCTTCCTGCATGTTTAGGAAAGGAAACAAAGTCACCTGGTTTCACCCATTGTTCTTGTTTACCGTCAAAAGATTTATGGTCGTCCTTAGAGTAGGCCGAAGCACCAACAGAAACAACACGTCCTATATTAGTAACGTGGTTAACGTAGTCCATTTCTTTGTCTGAGATTTTTAAAGAGGATTTAGAGGCATTGGTTACAGGGTATGGTCTTACTAAGATACACCACCCTAAAGGTTCTGGTAGATTCTCTGGGTCAGGGACACGGGGGTCAGTAATCCAGGCTGTTCTATCAAGTTTACCTTGATCTTGATACGTCATTTAGCATTTACTCCTTTTTCATGTTTTACGTGCCGAAAAAAGCTTGCATTAAGTCATTGTACTTAGACCGTACATCTCTTATTGCTCGAATATATCCCACGCGTTCTTCGTAATCTTCTACAACATAACTAGTGATGGCGTGAACCTGTTCAGCTTCAAGTTCTTTTAAAGCTTTTTCAAATTCTAGTGTAAAAGATTTTTCTACAGTTTCAGTTGTTCTATTATTTACCATCTATAAACCAGTTTATACCGAATTTAGACATAAGTCAATGTGTTTTTGACACATGTGTTACTTTTGTGTTCTACTTGGGCGGTTTGCTTCACCTTTTAAACCTTCAGCCATGATTTCGATACCTTTTGTATCAACTTTCTTAGCGTAGTCAGACACAATTTTCTGTTGATCTATATCGGCACGACGAATTTCCTTCATAACATCTGCATCTAATTTCTCACGTTTTAGCTCTAGTTCAGCAATCTTATGTAACTCTTCAAACTTTTGTTTGTCTGCCTGTAGCTGTGTATCCATTAACTCAGCCTGTGCTAACATTAAAGCAGCTTGATCTTGAGCGTTCTGAGCTTGGTTCTGTGAAGCTTCCATAGCTTTTTGTTGGTTCATTTTAGCAACTTGTTGGGCAGCTTGACCAATAGCTTCTTCACCGCTAACTTCTTGCTGTGCTTTTAACTGTTCAGCAAACATCATAACAGTGTGCTCACGTATGTTAGCTTGAAGGATTGGTGCTACAATACCCATTGCTGGACCAGCACCTGTGCTAGGGTCTTGAAGGAAGGCTGTCTTAACTGTGACGTGAGCTTCATGGTCTTGACCTTCAAAAGCTTTAATAGGTTTATTTTGGCTAGCTGTAATAATGTCTTCAAGAGGACCTTGAGCTTTCGACTTTTCTTCGTCTGTGAAAAACTTCTCATAGTTAGCATAATCCATATTAATATAAACGTGCTTGTACACTTCTTTCATATCGTGGATAGCTGGATTACGTATAGCCATTTCTAGAAGAGAATTAGCCTTCGCCATTCTATGAGAGGAAGAAGATATGTTAGGGTCAGAGACAGGTATGATATCAATCTTATCATCATAGTCTGATCTTTTAATCTTGTACTCTTCACTTTGAGTTGCGTTGTATCCACCTTCTTCTTTAAACGTCTTAGAGTTAATTTTAGCGATCTTACGAAGCTCTTGCTTCAAGGACTTGTGTAGTCTCTTGTGGATAGCTGAAAAGAACTTAGCTGAGGCGTCTAACAAAGCCATTGTAGTACCGACAGGACCGTAGTTAGTGCTGTCTGCAAGAACACCATCTGTTTGGTCAGCAAACTTCTGACCTTTCTTATCAATAAAGTCCAACATCATATAAAGGACGTTAGAAGGTTCTTTAAACGGAAGAGGCATAATAGATTTAGAGATATCTTGATTTACACCCTCAATGTCTCTGAACTCACCTGGAGAGATAGGAGTGTTATCTACAATACGCACACCCTTAACTTTAAAACCACCTTGAAGGTTAGCGAATTGACCAGCGTCAACTAACGAGCGTAGTGTTGTGGTAAGAGTTAGTTGTAAATTACCTAGCAGGTGTAAGAACCCGTAGGAGTGGAACGTAAAGCTAGGAACAAAGTGATACTCAACAAACGGAATCATCTTACGGCGTTTTTTATCTTCTTTAGCCCAGTTACGTCTAACAGATATAACTTCATTGCTATTAGCATCTACTGTAATGATATACGGAGAGGCTAGTTCATAATCCCCTTTACCTTCGTACTTGTCGATACCGTCTATGCAAATATCTAAATAGTGTTCGTAGAGTTGATACCCAACATCTTCATCAGATGGGGTAAAGGATTGACCAACTAACTCGAGTTGTCTTTGGTCAATTTCTGTTATTTCTTTTTTAGAAGGGTTAGAAAGAAAGTCTGTTTTCTTATAAAGACCTCTAGAACAATCAGCTTCAAACTCATACTTAGTCTTAAACAACTTATGAGTAAAGCGAGGTGTGCGACGAAGGTCAGTAGCTGTATCAGGAACAATCAAGTCTGTGGCAAAAACAAAATCACTTACAGGACGTTCAAGGTAGCTATCGTAATAAATTTTCTTGAAACCCATACCTACGATTGATAAATAAAGAAGAAGACGTTCAGTATCTGAATAGAACTCTTCCATTTCTTCAGTCAGCTGGTAGTTCATGTGGTTCTTAACACGAAGAGCTTGCATTTCTTTTTCTTCGGTTACTTCGCCTAACACTTTACCCTTAACAGGTCCATCAGCTGGCAGTAATTCGTTAGAAGCTTTTGATTGGAACTTAACACCACTTTCTAAAAGTAAAGGGTGAGAAGCAGAGCAAGCCCCTTCAAAAGGTTCGTTCTTTTCTTCAATCTCTACACCGAGTAAACCGAAACCGTTGGTTAATGTATCAAGCCAGTCTGAACGTGATTCATCATCTGCTTCCACATTAGATACAACAACGTTAGATAGGCGAGTTAGTTCTTCACTACTAATTTTGTCGACTAAGTTAACGTAGTGACCGCCTTTACTTGAACCTGTGATAACATCGTAGTCTTCATTGATAGAGTCGTCAACAGCAGACGGCATCGTATCGTCTTCATCAAAGATAACACTAATACCATCTGAGTCAACTTCATAGCTAACACCATCTTCTGTGGCTTGAGCATTAACTATGTCTTGGAGAGACTTTTTGTCTTTTTTACGATTCTTAGAAATTTGTTGTTCTTTGTTTTTTGCCACAGGAATTTACCTAACATTAAAAGTTGTTGTTGTGTTGTTAATTATACACTAGTTAAAACTTGTCTTCCTAATCTTCTTTACGCTCGTTTACAACAACAGCTTCTGTCAAAAGAATAACAGTAGCGACACTACAAGCAGCGTCCAAAGATGTTATAACAACTTTAAGAGGATCAACAACTCCTACTTTTACCAAATCAGTGTAAGCACGTTCACGAAGGTTGTAACCGTAGTTAAAGCCTTCTTGTAAGATTTTTGATTTGATTGTATCAAAGTCTGCATCACCGTTACGTAGGATTTTTTTGAAGGGTTGCTCCATAGCTTCTAGAAGAACCTCGATACCTGCTTGAGCTTTACCTGAACGAAGGGATGTTTTAAAGTTCTTCAGAGCATCCGCTACTTTAAGAAGAGCTACACCACCCCCAGGAACAACACCCATTTCAAGTGCAGCCTTTGTAGCAGCTACTGCGTCATCAACACGATCTTTTTTTTCGTTAACTTCTAAAGTAGATTGACCACCTACACGAATGATACCCACACCACCTTTTAAGCGGGCGTGACGAAGTTTTTGTAGATCACGTAACTCTTTATCAAGACCTGAGTCTTCTTTTGACATAGCTAAAGCTTGTTCAGAGATAGCAGCGATGTCTTCTTGAGTACCTTTGCCTCCGATAAACAAAGTTTTGTCGTGGTAAACTTTTACCTTTGAACAAAAACCAAGTAAGTCTGGTGTAATGGTCGCCAAGTTAACTCCTGAGCCTTCGTCTACTACTTTACCTTTGGTTACGGTAGCAATATCACGAAGAATCTCGTCAGCGACTGAGCCGTGGTCGGGGTTTAACACTACACAGATTTTTAAGTTGTTGTCTAGCTTGTTAGTAACAAGAAATTCAAGAACTGAGGCATCTACTGAGTCAGCAACGACTAAAATACTAGCGTTATCCTTGTGTACTTGCTCTACAATGTCAAATAAACTCTGAATGTTAGCTAAATGACCGTTGAAAGGTAGAATAAAAACGTTTTCTAACTCTACTGTAGCCTTTTGAGTGTTTGTAATGAAGTAAGGAGACATAAAACCACTGTCAATCTGCATTCCTTCAACAATTTCAGTAGTTGTTGCTTGAGAATTGGATGCTTCAACAGTTACAACACCATTTAAACCAGTTTGAAACACGATATCAGCTATTTTTCTAGATGAGTCTTCGTCTCCGTTGGTTGAAATGTACGCTACTTGGTAAATATCTTCAAGAGTTGAGATAGGTTTAGCAGATTTTTTCAAAGCATCCATAACAAGTGGTAGAAGTTCGTTGATACCGTCACGAATATCCACTGGTGAGGTGTTTTTCTCCGACGCCATTTCAACTATGTGACGTGCAAGTACTGTCGCTGTTGTTGTTCCATCACCAGCTGCAACGTTAGCTCTGCTAGCTGCTTGTTTAATCATCTGAGCACCAGCATTTTTAAAAGGGCAACCAAAGTAAATCTCTTCAGCTACAGATACACCGTCTTTAGTTGAGCGTGGTAAACCGTATTTGTCTTCAATAACAACAGTACGTCCTTCGGGACCGAGGGTGGAGGCAACAATTTCTTCTAGAAGTACTACTCCGTCGATAATTGCTTCACGTGCTTCTTCACCAATCAAGGTGTCTTTTACTCTAAAGTGTTTTAAAGGGTTAATCATTTTGTTAGCTCTCTTTCTCCAAGTTAATATTACTTTTAAAGTTTAACATAGTTATTATAAAAAATCAAGCATTTCTTGACACAGCTGAACTCCAATAAGATGCACGACGTTGAGGTCTAAAGTCTTCATCATCCCTGTGGTTTTGGAAACCATCGTTATCTAGTAACATTTGATCCCTCATCCAAAGAACTGCTTGTGACACTGTATCGGTCATATCATCGTGAGGAGCTTTAGGAAAAGCACAAACTTCGTCAACCACTTCTTGAGCCCAGTGTTTTTCTTTAGGTATCCAGATTCTCTGTGCTTGAAAATACGGCGTAGTAGATTGAAGCCTAAACATCTTATCCCTTGTAGGTGTGTAGGTTACAACGGGTAAACCTCGTTTACGTAGTTCAGGAATAAGAGATTGACCAGAAGCCTTGTCCTCAATAATAACAAAGTCAGATGTGTATTGTTCATTTAGTTCCTGAGCTTTTGTACAAAGTTCAGCTAAGTCCCACTTACCTCTACCAGCAGATAACATAATCATACAGTTAGTCATTTCTGTACCGTTCAAAGTTTCTACCTCCTTATCAAAGATTCCCCAGATTGTGTAAGCAGAGTAATCGGCAGAGTCAGACTTCGAGTAGGCTGTATCCATAGATATGAGAATATACTTGCAAGGGGGTGGGTCACTTTCGTTCCAGATATTGAAGTGAGCTCGTTTTACTATTCCACCCTCGTCAGGAATAGGTGATTGCATGTACAAAGCATTCCATTCTGATGGGTCAAAAGTCTCTTTCATAGAAAGTAATCTAGAAGTAGGCCAAAATTCGGGCCAGAAGGACGTTCCAATTTCAAAACGGTGGTCATCTACCTTAAGATCTTTTCGTAGCCACTCAGAGGCTTCCTTGTCGACTATAGCGGGTACTTTAATGACGGTCCAAGGTCTCTTAGTCTTCTCGTTTACATTTGTCTGTCCATCGACCTTTAACATGTACCCACTTAAATCCATAATGTGCCAACGTGTGTTGATGATAATTTCAGCACCTCTGGGTAAAAGACGAGTACGTAGTCCTTGTTGGTACCACTTGTTGATCTTCTTACGTTCAGTATCGGTCGTTTGTTCTGTCATAACGTCATCACAGATAGCGATGTGAGCACGACGTCCAGCAATGTTCTGTCCAGCACCCCTAGCTACGAACCTCCCTTTTTTGGTTGTGTCCCATCTTCCTGCTGCTTGAACGTCCTTGTGAAGGATTGTATTAGGAAAGATTGTTTTATACACTTCCGAGTCAATTATGTCTTTAGTTGGTCGACCGAAGTTATCAACAGCGAACTCAAAGTCAGAACCCATTGCTAGGAAACACCAGTTAGGGTGACGACCTAAACACCAAGCAGGAAAGAGATTACTAGATAGCTTAGATTTCATCGACCCAGGTGGTAGGAAGATTTGTAAACGTTTAGGGTCACGGGTTTTATCTGTTACTGAGTGGGCTACATCCTGTAGTTCTTTACAGATGAGTTTAATGTGATGACCTGGGGTAAATTCCTCAGGAAGAATGGTTGGAGCTAAAAGTTTCACAAATGTAAAAAAGTCATTGCGAGCTTTTTTAATAAGAGCTTCAAGCAAATCGTGCTCTATAGCGTCTATGTCATCTGTCTTAACTCTGTCTAGTACTTCATCAATCATTTGTTATAGTTACCTTTTCTAGGAGTGTGTCAAAAAACCTTTGACCTTTTGTTAAAAATATGGTACAATGTAATTGTTGCCCAGGGGTGCTAGTATTATTATTAGTATATTACTAGTAATAGTTTTAGAACTTTTATTAGAACTCATTATTAGAACCTTTACTAAAACAATTATTAGAACTTTTATTAGAACTCATTATTAGAACCTTTACTAAAACAATTATTAGAACTTTTATTAGAACTCATTATTAGAACACCCCCTAACATACGTTTTAAGGATAGGGGGTTGAAGACGAAGTAGACCCCCAACTACTAAAGACTACTAATCTTCTGATAATAGTTTTAATCGTTGTAGCCTTTCCTTGATAGGTAATTCATCATGACCATATTCTTCTTTTACTTTATCTAGGTTCATCTTCTCCTTCTCACCATTCTTACCACCTTCACTTAAAGTACTAGCAATTCCTTTAGCAACTTTGTTGTTGTCAAATAGGTTAATAGCTTTTCCTAACAACTCTGCTGCTTTAATAGCTTCGTTAAACCTGTCGTTACTCATAGCCATTTCATAAGCTGTTCTTAGTTTATCTATTACTTCATCACTATCGACAAGAGCTGCTATAGCTTTTTGTTCAATCATCCATTCCATGAATTGTTTAGCACCATCCTTTTGTTCGATGTTGTAACCAATCCTTCCTAAGGATTCTCTAGTACCACCTTCAGAACCAGCTTTAAGAGCTGCATCAGACTGTTTTTGTCCTCGTGCTCGGTATTCAAGATACCTTACATCAAGAGCTGTTAAGTTAGCTACCTTTCTTTTTAAATCATCAGGCATTTTAGTAGTGAATTTCTTAGACATAGTTTTAACCCTTTTCCAATTGTTGTTTCATGTAGTTTTTTTGTATACTTAAAATCAAAGTCTATCATATATACTCTACTACATCAAAGTACATGAACATTATGGATGGGGCCGCTTGGCCCCTAGTACTATTAATCGTCCACGTAGACCGATGGCGAAATGAGGGTGAAGAAAGGATAAAAGTTACTAGTATTTTAGGCCGAGGCGAATCCAATTTCCTAAACTACATTTTAAAAATTTGTTACCCCTTAACCCGTTTTTCAAAACTCTATCAAGAATTTCTGTAGGGCCCGATTATACTAACCGTCACACCCCTAAATTTCCTCCCCCCCTCTTACCATAACAAAGCCTTGTGTATTATGGAAAACGTACGCCCGATTACTAGGACACGTACACGTACAGCTAGGACACGTACACGTACACGTACAGATTATGTAAACACACGTACAGATTATGGAAACACACGTACAGGCATTAACATAATACGTACGCCTATTAGTACCATTCATATATACGGCCGAACTATTAATCATATACATACACCTTAACATGTTATGGAAACCTATGCCCCTACTATGAATCAAGTGCATACTACTACACCTATACTATTACTAGGATTAATACCCAAGACTTATGTAAACTTAATACCTATACAGCTTCCGCCCCATACACCACAAGCATTATGGAAAACCCTTTTATATATATTATAGGTATAGTCGAAACCCTACAGGTATTATGGAAACATTACCCCTTACTATCATGCTTATCCCCCCTTATACAAAAAAAACTTTGCCCCTAGAACACGCACAAAACCGCCATAAATGAAATTAATTTAAAAAAAGTGAAAATAAAACTTTACATTCAAAAAGACTTCATGCTATAAATTAATCATCGAAACAGAAACAC